CGCGTGGAAGCTAGAACGCCGCCGGGGCATGACTTTAAAAGTTCAGCAGGAAATAAGCGGCCCGGAGGGGGGGCCGATTAAACATGAACACGCAACAGCAAAAGACCGGGTCTTGGCTAAGTTGGCTCGCCTCGCTACCGAGCACGAGCCGGAATAAATTTCTTGATTCGCTAGACGAAGAAGAAACCGCCGCCCTCGATGAAGGCTGGATCTTTACAGCCCGCCCCGAACAATTGCCCCCGGATGGCGATTGGCGCACTTGGTTGTGTCTATCAGGACGCGGGTGGGGCAAGACGGCAACGGGCGCAAACTGGGTCAACATGATGGCCCTTATACGGCCGGGGATACGCATAGCCCTAATCGGCCGAAGCGCCGCAGATGTTCGCGATGTTATGGTATCCGGGCCAAGCGGCATCTTAGCAATACCGGGCGAGCCGCCGTTGTATGAACCAAGTAAGCGGCGCCTCACATGGGCCAACGGTTCAACCGCTCATTGTTATTCCGCGGAAAAGCCGCAGCAACTTAGGGGTCCTCAACATCACGCCGCCTGGCTTGACGAGCTTGCGGCGTGGCAAAGTTGGGGCGCCTATGATCAAATGCTTTTCGGTTTGCGGCTTGGCGAAAAACCCCGGTGCATTATCACAACAACCCCGCGCCCGATGGTTCGTTTGCGGCGACTGGCCGATCACCCGAGCACACACGTAACCCGCGGCGGCACTATGGAAAACGCCGAAAACTTAAGCGCGGATTTTATTAGCGCCATTCATGACCGTTATGGGAAAAGCACCCTTGGCCGCCAAGAATTGATGGGGGAACTTTTAAGCGAACTACCCGGCGCGTTGTTCATGCGGCGCGATATAGATAAGCACCGGGTAAACACCCCGCCCGATTTGCGGCGGGTGGTTGTGGCGGTAGACCCGGCTACCACGAGCAGCGATGAAGCCGATGAATCTGGTATCGTTGTGGCGGGCCTTGCTGAAGGTGGGCACATATACATCCTTGACGATATAAGTATGCGGGGCACACCGGATGCAGTTTGCCGCCGAGCGCTTGAGGCGTACAGATTTCACAAAGCGGACGCGATTGTTTTTGAAAGTAACCAAGGCGGCGAAACTTGGAAGGTAATCACAAGCCAGCTTGACCGAAGCGCGGCCATCAAGCTGGTTCACGCAAGCCGCGGAAAACACGCGAGGGCGGAGCCGGTGGCGAGTAGAATGGAACAGGGCCGGATACATATTTGCGGCTTTTGGCCCGAACTTGAAGATCAACTCACAAACTACGTGCCCGGCCTAACAAGCAAAAGCCCCGACCGGCTTGATGCTTTCGTGTGGGCTTGTACCGAGTTGGATTTGCTTCCCTCGTTCAACATTAGAATCAACCCCGACGATGGGCACATTGGAAACCATTGGATATGACGCAAAGTGTAAACAAGGCAAAGCCCCGTCGCCGGTTTGAGAGCTTCAATAGAACCCGCCGCGGCCCCGGTGCCAAGAAGGCGGAAGCCAGAAGCAAAGCGCTTGCCGTTAAGGTAAAGGCAATCTTTGATCAGTATTACCGGGCAATAGTTGACGAAGAAATAAAGCGGGTCAAGGGCATGGTCCAAAAGGCGGCGCCCAACCGCGAGCGAGTGATCGAACAACTGGCCACGGCCTTAACGTTGAGCGGTATTCGGGAAGTTGAAGACGCGGGCAAAAGACAAGATAAGGATTTCAAGGTTGCGCCAAGTTTTTACGAGCAATTCTATAACGAGAAAAAGAACACTGCGACGGCCATGCTTAAAAACGTGGACGAAGAATTTAAAAGCAACATGCGGAAATTTCTTAAGCAGTGGTTTACCGAAGACCCCGGAATCACCGGGGCGGAACTAGCCCGACGGATTCGCTTTTCGTTTTACGCTGATGGGGCCGAAGTTCTAGCGCCAAACCAGAAACCATCGCGGGGCATTCTTGAGCCACTGGAACGCGGGCCACGGATTACGCGGGACGTCTTCAGCCGTGCCTCTTTAGTTGCTCGAACCGAAATGGGCATGGCACAAAACCGGGGCGCTTTTGAAGTAATGCGAGCAAGCGGTGTTAAATACAAAATGTGGGTTTCACAACAAAGCGACGGCGGCCGGGGCCATCAGGATATGAACGGGACGGTCGTTCCAATTGATGAAGACTTTATCTTACCCGATGGTACACGCATGGCGGCGCCAAGCATGGGCAAAGTTAAGCGAATGGGCGAAGGGCCTATCAAGCACATTGCAAACTGTAGGTGTACAGTGGTTGCGGCGCCACGTCGCAAGGTGCGAGAATACGAGCGAAAGAATGGCATCAAACCAAGCGCCGAGGATAGGCGCCGGAGAAAATAAATGGCCGAGGAAAAACAAAACATAGAAACCAAAACCCTAGACGTCTTAGGGGCGCCCGGCCTTAAGCAATACGGCGGGAAAATATACGAAGAATTTTTGAACGATCTGAAGGGCGAAAAAGCGACCCGGATGTTCAAAGAAATGAGCATGAATGAACCGGTCATCGGTGGCGTTCTCTATGCGATTCGCACGCTTGTGCGCCAAACACGTTTCGAGGTTCGCGAGGCGGCCGATACCCCAGAAGCAAAAGCGGCGGCCGATTTTGTAAAAGAATGCTTGTTTGAAGATATGGATCAAACTTGGACGGATACGTTGAGCGAGATTCTTAGCTTTCTGGTTTATGGTTTTTCGGTTCATGAAATAACTTACAAGATACGCCGGGGGCCAACGCAGAAAGACCCCAAGTTTAAATCGCGGTTCAATGATAACCGGATTGGTTTTCGTGGCTTTCCAATACGCTCGCAGGATTCAATCTATCAATGGGATATAGACGCGAACGACGGCGATATTCTTGGGGTGTACCAACAGCCGCCGCCAAGCTATGGCACCCGGTACATCCCGCGGGATAAGTTCTTATTGTTTCGAGCTGATGCACATAAGAATAACCCCGAGGGGCGCTCGATTTTAAGAACGGCTTACACGAGTTATTTTTATAAGAAGAAGATACAAACGTACGAAGCCATCGGCGTATCTCGTGATTTAGCGGGCTTGCCTTGCCTTGAAGTCCCGCTCCAACTTCTAAGCGCGAACGCAAGCGCAAGCGAGAAAAACGTACTGGCCGCGATGAAGGATATGATTCAGAGGGTCGGCCGAGACGAGTACGAAGGACTGGTCATACCTTCGGAAACCCTAGCGGATGGAACGCCATCAGGTTACCGCTTGAAACTACTAAGCGCGGGCGGGCGGCGCCCCATAGATGTAAACGAAATCATAAAACGCTTTGATTCGCGTATTGCGATGTCGCTGCTTGGTGAGTTTATTTTGCTTGGCACCGAATCAGTGGGAAGCTTTGCGCTTGCCGATTCTAAAACTTCGCTTTTTGCCCAAGCTTTGGGGACTTACCTGGATTCGATTGTTTCAGAATTTAACAACCACGCCATCCCTAAGCTTATGCGGCTTAATAATTTCCCTGAAGGTGATTTCCCAAGTCTGGCTTATGATGATGTTGAATTGCCGAACCTTGCCGAAATGGCCGGGGCTCTTGGCAGCCTAGTCGGCGCGGGCGTTCTTACGCCGGATGATAAGCTTGAGGAATATATGCGGGAATTTGCAAACCTACCCGCCACGGATTCAGCGAGTGCGCGCGTTTCAGAAGAAGCGCAAACGGAAGAAATAGAACAGGCGTCCAAAATTTACGGGAGCGAAGAAGATGAAAACGTATGATCTAACAGCGCCCGAGGGTTTCCACTGGATGCAATACGAAGACGGCCCCGTGTTAATGGTTGGTGAATACCAGCCGCACGAGGGCGCCGTTGAATCGATAGCCGTTGAAGTTATTGAAGAGCACGACCCGGAGCGGTTACCTGTAAGCAAGGGCGCGGAGTGGGATAAAATTTACAACGCAATCCTGGAGCGAACCGGAAATAAGGAACTAGCCGCGGCAACTGCAACGGCGCGCACTGGTTCACGTTATGAAAAAAATGATGATTCAAAAACACCGGCAAAGCCAAGCGAGCGAAGAACGGGCAGCAAGGTAAACCCAGAAGGCTCGGCGGGTGGCCAACGCGGCGGCATCAAGTTAAGCGAAGCAAATATCAAAGC